AACTGGCATTTTCAAAGTCCCCTCTGTATGAGCCTCCCTGCGGCGTTGTCATACCTGCGGGAGCGGGCATACGCGGGCGCTGCATCATGCCGCCCACTTGCGGTGAGCGAGGCGGCCCCATCTGCGGTTGGCCCATGCTGCGAACGGGCGGCCCGTAACCCATCGGACGACCGCCCTGCATGGCCTGCGGTGGGCCGTTAAAGTTCATGGCCTGCGGCGGCACGCCGGGGTTGGTGTTAGGCGTACCACCTGCGTACATCAGATTGGGCTGCGGGACGTTCCGCATATTGTTGCCGGGGCTGTTGAGCGACAGATTCCGCTCCTGCATTGCCAGCATACGCGCCATCTGCTGCGGCTTTCGGTCAGGGGTAAATCCGTTCATACATTAGCCTCCGAATAATCCTTTACCGATTGCGCCGCCTAATGGGCCACCAAATGCGGTGCCTGCGGCTCCAGCAAGGCTGCCCAGTAATCCCATGCCTGCGTTGTAGGAACCAACTTGGTTCTGGTAATTGCGTTGTGCGAAATCGCCCGCTGCCTGACCCGCTTGGAACAACGGAGCAGGAGCCACGGTAACGCCGCTGTAGCCTTGGAACTGCGGCACGTTGACCTGACCGCCTGACAACAACGCGCTGATCTCGTTGACCGGCAACGAGCGAATAGCCGCCTGCTGGGCAAGTGCCTGCTGCACAGCGGTGTTGTAAAACTGCTGGTTGGCAATGTTTTGCTGGAACTGCTGTTGTTGGGCAGCATTGCCAGCGGCCTGTCGCGCCATGTCCTGCTGGAACCGCTGCGCCAACGCGGCGTTGCGGGCTTCCTGCTGCTGCACAACCTGCTGGAATTGCTGCCCCTGCACGGCGTTTTGCGCCTGCTGACGAGCCAACTCCTGTTGCATAGCCTGCGCTTGGGCTTGGTTGTAAAACCCTGCGGCTCCTTGCGCTTGACCGGCTTGTTGGGCTTGTCGTGCAAGGTTAAATTCTTGCGCGGCCAACTGCTGCTGGAAGTTCTGACCGGCAGCTTGGTTATACATTTGCTGCTGGGCTTGCGACTGATTGAAGATTTGCTGCAACGCCTCGTTTTGCGCCCGCGCCTGATCAAACGTCGTCTGATAGTTTTGCGCGAGAGCCTGATTGGCGAGTTGCTGGGCCTGCTGACCCATGCCAAATTGCTGCATCAGCCCTTCGCGGTTAAAGCCTGCTGCACCAAGGGCTTGCTGGTAATTTTGACCGATGGCTGCGTTTTGCGCGGCCTGCGATTGCAGCGCTTGTTGGAAATTTTGCGCGACAGATTGATTTGCCATCTGCTGCGCTTCTTGTCCCATTCCAAACTGTTGACCGGCTAACTGTGCGCCTAATTCGGTTGCACCAACGGCCTGACCAAACCGTTGCGCTTGAGCGGCGCGTTGCGCTTCCTCGGCAGCCAACTGGTTTTGCAGGTTTTGCTGCACAGCCTGATTTTGCATCTGCTGTGCAGATTGGAATTGCCCAAAGTTTTGTGCGATTGCGCGGTTGTACGCATCAGCAGCAGACTGTTGCGTGCCAAACGATGCAAGTTGCGCCTCTTGGCCAAACTCACCAGCCTGTAAACGCTGCTGGAACGCCTGCTGTTGTGCTTGGTTTTGCGCGGCTTGGGTAGCGAGTGAGGACTGCAAGTCTTGCTGCGCTCCGAGGTTAAACAGCCCCGCCTGCTCCATGCCTGCGCCAAAGCCTGACAATGCGGCTTGGTTGGCAAACATAGCGCGGGATTGCTGCTCACCAAATGCCTGCTGACGAGCGGCTTGATCAAGGCTGATGCCCTGCGCTGCGGCCTGCAACAGAAGGTCGTTTTCTTTCTGCATCTGCGCCGACATGGCAGCGTTGTACGCCTCGCCACCCGGTCGCAAACCTTGGTTGATGAGTTGCGTTTGGAGTTGCTGACGCTCACCCTGCAACTGCGGTGACAGGCGCGACAACAATGCCGTCTGCGCGGTCATGCCAGCGTTTACTGGCCCTTGCGGCAAGTTGGCAATGTCTATGTCGCGCTGCAACTGCGGGCCTTGCACAAAACGCTGTGCGTAGCCAAATTGGCCTTGCTGCGGCCCGCCCGAAACGCCACCAACGCCTGACAAATCAAGTCCTTGCAGGTTTAAGCCCTGTGGGCCGCCACTTGCAAGTCCAAAAAGACCGCCCGATGGGCCGCCCTGTGCGTAACCGAACGCACCGCCACCGACGCCTTCGCCAACACCGCCTACACCGCCAAGGTTTAACCCTTGCAGTTGCGGTGCATTGGGGCCAGTTCGTGCAGCGCCAAAATCAAATGCGCCGGGGGCAATTTGCGAGAAAAACCGCGCTTCATCTATTTGCCCAAGGTTGGTTGGCGCAGCAGGGCCGCCCTGTGCCATGCCAAAAAATTGATTTTGTACGTTGCTTGCGCCCTGCACCGGCAAGTTGACCGATGCTTGCTGCCCCGGGCCGACCTGACCCGGTAACCCTTCAACGTTATAACCCGCAATCGGCGTGTAACCGCCAGTTGGCGCACCGGCTAAACCTGATGTGGCATAACCAAGGTCGGTGTAGCCCGGCAATTCGCCGCCAACTACGCCGCGATCAATTGCGCCTGCGTTTGCGACGTTGTACTGGATGCCGGGGATGCTACGGGCGTCAAAGGCTGACGCAATGCCGAGATTGCCAAGTCCTTGTGCAGCGCCCGATGCCGCTTGCGACATATACAACTGCGCCAATTCTTGCTGACGCAGCGCAGCTTCCGCGTTCGGGTTAATCGTTTGCCGAACAGTCGGCTGCTCAATGAACGTCGTGAATTGCTCTTGGTTAGGAGCTTCGCCAGCGTATTCGGGGCCGTATTGGGCGATGCGATCCTGATAAGCCTGCAACGCCTTGTTGTAAGCGTCGGTGTCTACGGTCGGGGTTTTTTGCCAAGTAACCGTCTGCGACCCGGTGGGGCCGTAGATGTTGGGATTGGACATATATGCCGACTGCTTGGCAGCGGCCAAGTTCGCCTCACCCTGCTTGATGGCTAGGGTGGTGTAATCAGGCGCTGGCGGCGGTGCTGGTGATTTTTTGCCCATACCTCGGCTCCAAGAAACGACACCTGTCTGGTGTCTGCGTCATAAAAACAATGTCTCCGTCAGGTGCGCCGTCTTTAATACGCGCTTCCTCCGAAAACCCCATTTTCGTGACCAGTTTCAGCGCCCGGGTATGGTTGCTGGAAATCGGCCCTATTATCTTATCAACATTTGCGACGTTGTAGGGATAGTCGTACACAGCGGCTAGGTATGCCGGTGTGATTTGATCCCAAGTGATGTGGCAAACGACCGATCTGCCGTTCCACATCTCATAAACCGTACCGGCGACAAGCTCGCCGTCTCGCTCAAGCCCAATGGCAACCGAGCGGTCGGGGTTATACGCACCATCGGTGCGTGACATGACCCAATGGCCCACATGGGGGCCGCTGACTATATTCCAGCCCATCCGAGTTGATACACCACATCAGTTGATGCCCATTCAAGCGATACGTTCTTGCTGCTGCTGTTGAAAATGATGCCGCCGCAATAACCGATACCGCTCAACCCTACGACCGTGTTGCTCGCAATCGTGTTGCTGCCCCAAATGGCCTGATCCCATAGACCAACGTCCCACAAACCATAGTTGGTGCCGACAAACGACAACGCACCGAGGAAGTCATCGGTCTGGAAATCCACCGCAATACCCACGCCAATGGTCGGCTGACCGTTGGAGTAGGTAGTTGTGCGGCCACGGGTGAAGTATTTGACGACGCCACGGGTGTCAAAGTAGTTGAACGCTTGTAGTGCCTTGCTATTGATGGCCTGACCATTGTCGTTATAGCCCGCCGAGCCGGTTCCCGTCGTCCAAGCCTTTGCGACGTACCCATCAGCGCCGTAATACGGCTCATCGTTTAGCGATGACCAACAGTTTGCGTACCAGCCGGTGAACCGACACCACGCTTTGGTGATGTTGTTCATCACAAACTGCACTTGTGCGTTAGACGACACAGGAATGTTGACGATTAAAGCGTTGTTTAGCGGGTGATACAGCATCCCCCAGCCAAAGTTGCTCTTATACGTTTTGGCAGCAACAGCGAACGCGCCTTGAATCTTGTCCGACAGCGCCACATTGGGGTCAAGGCGTGACGATTGCAGCGCCGATGCCATTGGAATCAAACCATCAAGCGTTAAAACCAGCAAATCGCCACCGTATTTCAGCAGGCAACGCCGAGAAATTGGCGCACCGATGATCCACACGCCAATTAGCGCCCATGTGGAGGCGCTGGAAGGGTCGGTGCCGCGATAAACGATGACCTCGCCTTGATCGGTGACAAAAACAAGGTTGTCGTCCACGCCGTAGCCTGCGTCAATCGTCCACGACGCCATTGCCACAAGGCTGCCACCCAAATGCGCGACTGATGACAGGTCAAGTGCGTTAGCAGCACCACCAACCGATGCGGTCGGCAAATACCATGCTTTTAAAGTGTCTTTTTCTATAAACCACATCCTGTTTTTAAACAGGGTGGGCGAAGTAAGCGTGGTGGTAGTAACGCCTGTAATAGCGGGCGTGGATGCGCCGTCAATGGCCGTCCATGATGAGCCGTTGTAAAGGCGTGGTTTGTCAGCGCCGTTAGCGGCATACAGGTAACTGCCGCCCGCTGTTGTAATGTTGGTGTATTCCCAGCGGCTGTTAGACAGCCCCGTTACGACTGCTGCGCCAACCGGGCCTGCCACGGTAACATCAAAAATGCTGCCACCAACGACGGCAAACAGTTTGTCTGTCGTGCCGGAACTATAAGTCATCAGCGTTTCTATCTGGCCCGTCATGCCCGTGGCGTGTTTGTCGTAGCCACCGCGCAACGTCACGCTGCTGACGCCGGGGAACAGGTTGTCTAACGTGACGGCATCCGTGGGAGCCATGTTGGCAAGCGCATCGCGTGCGTTCCAGCCGCCCACAGGGGCGGGGAGGGACGCCACATTGGCTTGTGTGCGCTGGATAAGGCGGCGGCGAACGGGCGAGGCCATTTAGTTGTTACCCGTGCCGTAGCCCGAGTCGGGGATATTGTCGTATCCAATGA